GCTCGCGCTCTTCGCCCAAAAGGCATAACCGCCCTCGGGGCCCGCGACCGATATTGCTCCCGGGGCGTTCCTCACCCGTTCGCGGTACGCATCCTCGGACTCTTGCGGCGCTCCGCCCTCCGACGTCGTGATGTTCACCGCCGAGGAGACGTACGGGATCGGCTCGACCAAAGTCTTGATCTGCCCGGGAACAAATCCGTTCCCATCCGGACCGGCCACGGATGCCTGCGCCGGTACGTCGCCCGTCGTGCTGCCCGCCGGGATGGTGAGCCCCATCGTCGTGACGAACTCCGCCGATCCGGCAGAGATGGCCCGTCCCGAGGAAATGATGGTTGCCGACCCGCGCGCTGCACTCAGCGTGAACCGGATTGTGGTGAGCGCCGACGACTCCGGCAGCGGATCGGCCTTCGATCCGAGTACCAGGCGGCCGACGGCCAGCAACGGGTTGCCCGTGCTGTAGTCGATCAAGTTCATCCGGCCCGTGATGTTGATGTTCTGACGCTCCTGGGTCAGCAATGCGACGATGCCGCTCACCATCGCCCGCCGGGGATCGCCAAGGGCGAGCGTGGTTCCCAGGCGGCTCTCAATCTGGGTGAGCATGTTCGCCTCGATCGTCGCGGTGTCGCGCTCGACGAAGACGAGATCCGGTAGTCCACTCGGGGTGCTCATACTGAGATCCTCACTCTGGGGGTGATCTGTCCGTCCAAGGCATCGTCGTCCTCTAGGTGAATCTCGACCACGCGCGCGCGGGGCTCGTTGCGCTGGATCGAGCGCAGGGCCGAGGTCATCAGCAACGCGCGCGCCTTGGAGGACGGGGCGTCGATGGCGTCCGCCGACACGCCCATGCCGCGAGCGAGCGGGACGGTTCCGGCGACGGTGCCGAGGATGAAGCGCACGTTTTGCAGAACCTCCGTCGTCTTGTCGGAGGGGGCCCAGTCGATGGTCAGCGCGGTGGCTGTTACGTCATAGACCGATGGCACGTGTCGCCCTCGCTGCCCATAGGCCTTCGGAGTCCTCGAGGAGATGCAGCCCCACCGCCACCTTCGCTAGAACCCCGGCCGCGGTGAACCTCCGCCACTCCTCGTTGATTTTGGTGATCACGTATTCCCCCATCGGGATCGGACCGAGAATCAGCGGCCACGGCATTTGGAGCTCCATCAACTCGGCCAGGGCGACCAGCTCAAGGGCGGGTGCCGTGCCGCGGTCGTGGTCTAGGACGATCTCAAGCCTCACCTGCGCCAGCTCGGGGCTCAGCGGCTCAATCCTCGGCGCGTGGCCAATGGGCTCGTGGATCGCGTACGACGACCCGCGCTCTCGCGTCCCCTGCTGAAACGTCCTCACCATGTCGGCGCTCACCGAGAAGATGACGGGACCGAACACGCCGACGATCACGGGCGTCCTCGCGTCTCTGTTCTGCTGGGGTTCGACATCATGTGAGCGGCCCGACGATGAATGCTGGGTATGCGTGGGTTACCATCACCGTTTGCGCGCAAGCGTGAATCGCATCTGCGAAGCTGCCCGCCGCTGCAGACATGCTCGCCGAGTTGGTCGTGTTGTCGTTGAAAGCGGCGGAGAACGCGGGGTAGAGCGAGCCCGCCCCAGCAATCCCCGTCACCGCTCCTGGGGTGGTGCCGACGAAGAGCAGCCCCTGGTAGAAGGTCACGATCGCGGACGCGATGCCCGAGGCCGCGCCGGCTGCGCTGCCCGCCTGGAAGGCCGACGCGAGAGCCGAGGCCAGGGCCGGCTTCCCCGCCGCGACGCTAGCCGGGGTAGGCGGCACGCCTTGCGGACTCTGTCCGGAGGAGACGTGGGCCGCGATGGCATCTGCCCAGCCCTGCGCGGACGCGCTTGCGCTCGCGGGGTAGCTCGCGAGCGATGACTCGAGGGCGGACTGCAGCGACGCCTTGACCAGCGCCACCGGCTACCGCCCCTTGATGATCGTGCTCAGGATGCCGGCGACCTCGGCCTTCTTTGCCGTGAACGCTGCGGAATTGGTTGGCGGTCCCGACGGACCGACACCAGTGGGGTGCGTTTGCGCGACGATCAGATCGATCAGTGCTTCGATCAGCGTCTTGAGGTCCGTGCCTCGCACAAAAGGCTGATTCGCCGAGGCCCCCCCCATGCGCACGTGCTCGACCGTAAACTCCGTCTCGATGTCACCCGCCAGCAAGCGCACATGGTCGGGCGTGATCTCGATGTCCATGTCGCCCAAGAGGACGCGCCCCCGGCTGTTCTCGGTGTCGTAGTCGAATCGGGCACCGTCGGCCAGCTCGACCGCCCGCACGCCATCGACCTCGGCGCCATCGGGGATCGGGTCCTCGTCGGAGTAGAACGACCCGAGCACGAAGCCGGGCCCCGTGGGCAGGAACACGCAGACCACTTGCTCACCAATGGCCGGCATCCAGTAGTCGCGATTCTCAACCGACTGCTCGACGAGCACGGGAAGCGATTCGCTCTTGCAGAGTCGGTCGGACGGCTTGCCGGGAGTCGGGGGCGCATCGAAGGTCACGGTCACGCGGCACTTCGTCCGGTCCACCGTATCTACGGTGCCCATCCGCACCATGCGTGAGACCTTGCGTTCCAGCTCGCCAAGACGCCCTCTGATGTTCGAGAGTCCGTCCATGGAATCACCTGTAGGCGAGCACCCGGTGAGCCCCGACCGAGGTTGCGTAGCCGCCGCCGCGCACCCCGTGTCGGGCGTGGTCGATGTGGTATTTGCCCGAGAGCTGCCCCGCCCCTACCAGGACGATATTCAGCCCCGCGCGCATGGCAACGTCTCCAATAAGGTCGAGGGATAGCACCACCTCGTCGCGGTTCGCGTTTCGCAGCATGCGCTCGGCAACGCGCTTGGCCTCGGCTTCATCCTTCACGCGCTTGGTGATTTCGAGAACGCTTCCGACCACCGGGGCTCCGTCGGGCGTGTAGAGGAATTCCACGTCATCGACCTCGATCTCCTTCTCTTCGCGCCGCTCTTCCTCGCGCGACTGGCGGACAAGGGAGTCTAGGTACGCGTCAGACTTCTTGGCGAAGGTCTTCTGCGCGCGATCCTCCCGGACCTGTTCGCGGGCTTTCTTCTGCGCGGAGGTCAACCGGCGGTGCCGCCCGCGCTTCTTCGGCGCAACGTACTCGGGCGCCTTGAGCACCTTGATCGGGTGCTCCTTCATAGCCTCGGCGAGGAGCTTCCGAATCGGGTTGCGATACATCACTCGGGCCGCTCGAAACGTGCCGCGGGTCTTCGATCGAATATCCCAGCGGGTGACCATGCCGTCACCCTTGCCCACGTCGACCACGGCCACCGGGTCGGCGTCCTCGAGCAGCTCCTGGTCGTAGACCACGAGCTTGCCGTGTCCCACCTTCACGACATAGCCGAAGTCCTCGGCAAGGCGAGCCAGGAACGCAAGATCCGATTCCTCGTGCTGGTCGGCGCGTTCAACCTCGACGGGATCCCCCTGGTAGAACAGCTTCAAGCCGGACACATCCGCCGTGTTCTTGGCTATCCCCTCAAGAGTCGTGGCCTCCCATGCCCGCGTGCGCTTCGTCCCGCGGATCGAGTTCTCCTCGCCGAGCGGGACGCTGACGGCCTTGATCGTTGTGACCGATGGAGGCCCGCCCGCCTCGACCTCGTCGATCCACATATCGCCGCACACCAACTCGCCGTCGCCGAACGCCGGCAGGATCGAGGCCCAGAGCTTCGCACCCTTCCTCGGCAACCAGTCCCCGCGCCAGAGGCCCTTGCGGTCCATCAGAGAGATCTGCAGGTCGTCGACCTTGCCGTCGGCATTGTCCGTGTATTCGAAGCCGAGGAGGTCTCCGGCTGTGTCGACGTAGTACGCGCCTGGCTTCGCAACGTCGTCGCCTTGGGTGATGGCCACCCCCTCGTAGAGAAGTTTGACCTTGGCGCTACCCATTGCTGACCCAGGGCGGGGCGGGCGAGCTCGTCGTGGTCTCTCCGAGGTCGGGAATTTCCAGCACGACGCCGGCCGGAAAGATCACGATCTCGCGGTGCTGGGGGTTGGCTTCGATCAGCCAGTGCATTTGCATCTCGTCGCCGCACACAACGAAGGCAATCCCGTCCCACGTGTCGCCCTGAATGGTGGTGTAGCTGCTCGATGTTGCCACTGAGCGCAGCTTCTCCCGGACCGGCCGTTCTTCGCGGAACCCGGCCCGGCGGTTGACAGCGGGGCCCGACAGGGGGACAGTCGATGGTTGCGCGCTCGGAAAAACCGAGCCTGTCGCGTCAAGCTCACACCGAAGGAAGGAAAACAGCCATGCGCGCGAACATACTGATCGGGATCATTTCGCTGGCTTTACTCGTGGGGTGCAGGGCCACGAGATCGGTCGCCCCAGACTTCGACCAAGAGGATCCCACCCCAGCGCCGCCCTGGGTAACCAACAGTGAAGCCCCTGCGCCAGTGGAAATCACCGTGGCATACGGGGAAAGCAAAACGCTCGACACCCCGGCGAGCGTTGATCGTCTTGTCATCCGGGCAGGCGCGCGCGTCGAGGCTCCATCTTTGGAAGTAGTCACCAGGATGGTATCTGTTCACCACGGCGCAGTGCTGATAGCCCCCCGGCTAGGTTCGTGCGGCGTCTTGGAGATCGGGGCTGGTGCCAAGGTGGACGCTCCGCAGTTGTGGAAGGCAAACCAAGTGGTTGCCCAAGACGACGCCACTATCGCAGCGCCGCTGCTTCGAGAATGCTTCGGGGTCCGCGTCGGCGATGGAGTGACGTTCGATGCACCGTGCGCCTCGCGGGCAGAGCGGCGATAGCTATTCGTGGGATAGCCGCCCCTCCTGCGCCATGAATCCCCTCATCATCTTCTCGAACTCCCTTTGCGCGGCGGCCAG